ACTTTTACTGGTCAAGTGAGCCCAGCGCAGGTTAAGGGTGCTTCAAATGCGGGTGTGCAGCAAGGGCTGCACCGGGCCAGCCTGGCTACAGCGCAGGGCATGGCTTAATTTCGTTTACACCTCGATATTTTCACAAAATCATAACACAAAGGGGCTCTCTGACTTGTGCCGATTGTCAAAGACGCTGAGTTAGTCTATGTTCTCTTTGCAGATAACACAGACTTCTACATCCACGCTACTTTTGACGTGCAGCCCTCTTTCTCTTCGACTGTCACCAGCCTGGAAGTAGAAACAGGGGCAAATACAACCGACCACATTAGGCCTGAGCCTATTCCGTTGTCTCTCACCGGATTTATGTCCGAGCTTGAGGGCCAAACGGGTGACACGGTTGATCCAGATTTCAGAGGCGATCACACCGCTTTTGATGAGCGGATGCGGGCTGCTCGGCTGGCTGGTGAGACTATTTCCCTCGATTGCGGATCTGTGCGTGGGCAGTATGCAGATATGGCGATCGAGAACTATTCCCCCAGCTGGTCAATCTCTGACGATGACGGCAAAAGCCTGAATTTCAGCTTACAACTCAAGCAGATTTCGTATGCCGAAGCCAAGCGCAAGAAAATAAATTCAGAGCCCCCAATCAATCAGAGCAACGTGAGCTCAAACGCAAATCAAACCTTTGCCACGCAAAGCAAAAAAGGAAACATTACACTCAAACACCCAAGCGACAGCCTGACAAACAAGGCTTTGCGGGTCAAACAGCCTGTTGGATCTCAGGCTACGGGTGATTGGACACGGGGCCCAGCATGAGCCAATTTGAAATACCTTTACCCACCGAAGCCCAGCAAGGGCTTCCCTTTTCATTCCAAGCAAGTCTTTTCGGTGTTCTGTATGGCTTCAATTTTAAGCCCAACGTCAGCGGAAACTATTGGTCATTTGATCTGTTGGGCCCTGACGGTGAGCCTATCGCATCGGGCGTAAAAGCAATTGAAAACTATTCCCTGCTCTCTCGCTGCTCAAACCAGGATAAACCCCCCGGCTTCCTGTGGCTGATCGATACAAGCAGCAGCAGAGAGAAACCAGTTTTGACAGATTTGGGCGCTCGCCTGCGGTTGGTATACGACGATGGCCTCTAAATTATTCGGACGCAGCCTGATTATCATCGCCAATGATGGCCAGCAGGAGATCGAAATCGAGACCCGCCCAGGGCAGCCGGGCATCCAATGCAAATTCGATATCCAGAAAAGCGCCGACAGCACCCCGAACGAGGCAGATATTGAGCTGTATAACCTCAAAGAAGAGACGCGGGCTTTTTTCTACCAAAAGAACACCCGCATTATTCTCAAGGCTGGATACAACGGCGAGTACAAAGAGATTTTCAAGGGCAATATCGAAATACCAAACAACGCCCATGAAAATACAGAGTGGTGTACCAAAGTTCACTGCAAAGACGGCGGGGCCGCCCTGCGCACCCTGACAATCAGCAAAACATTTAAAAAAGGCACGTCTGAAACTGAGATTATCAATGCCGTGCTTAAATCTCTGCTTGTGCCGCCCAAGGTGGCCGCTCAGTTTGCTGAGTTGAACCAATTGGCAAAGGGTAAGATCCAGCTTTCAGGGTTCAAACCAGCATCCAAAGATGTGGTCAAGAAAAAGCGTGAGACCCAAGCGCAAAAGGCAGCGAAGTCGATTGCTCAGCAGCGGGCAGAATACCTGCAACGCATCCAAAAGCGTGAAAACACAGCCTCAGAAAAGAAGATTGAAAAGGCCGAGACCTTCAAGGGCTTGGCTTGGGAAAAAATGAAGTGGCTTAGCGAAGAAGCTGGATTTATTTTCAGCGTCACCAATGGCGTGGTCAATATCTATCCCAAAGGCCTGGCTTATGACAATGACCTGATTTTACTTACGCCTCAGAGCGGCTTAATTGGCAGTCCTGAGCGCATCGAAAAAGGTTTCAAAGTGATCTCTCAGCTCATGGGTGAGATTGAGCCGGGCAAGCTGATTGCCTGCGAATCAAAATATCTTGATGCCTCTTTTCTGGTGCAAAACCTGTATCACCGAGGCGATACCACTGGCGCGGGCGATTGGGTAACTGAATCTATTTGCACGGAGTTTGCAGCATGACCTCTGAAACATCGCGAATCAATGCTGCTTTTGACAGGCTTATAAACCCCAAACTCAGGGCACTAAACACCTGTTTACCAGCTGTTGTCGAAACATACGACACAGAGACCAAGACCATGAGCGGATCGATCGCCATCCCTGACTTTATTGAGGGCGATGACGGCGAACCGGTTGAAGATTTCTGGCCTAAACTTGAGGATATTCCGGTTATTTTCCCAGGTGGCGGTGGCGGGTTCCATCGGTTTGCCCCGCTGAAAAAGGGCGATTTGGGCCTGATTATCTTTGCCCAGCGTTCAATTGCAAAATGGTGGACAAGTGATGGCAAAGAGCCAACGTCAAGCGAAAAGCTTCAAAACCATCCCGAATCAGCAGGGTTTTTCCTACCCCTGGTTTACACGCTCAAGCAGAACAAGGGCAAACCACATGCTGAAAACCTGGTCGAAGAACACGAAAACGGCAAGTATCGGCGCGAAGTGACGCCCAATGCGGTTGAATCTATCAAGCTCAAGCGCTTAAACGTGGGCTCTGACGATGCAGCCAAAGCCCTAGCCCTGGCCCAGGCAACGCTTGACGCTCTGAACGAACTCAAAGACACCGTAAACCAGATTTGCGTCAATTCAGCGGCTGCCGGTGGGTTAATCATCCCGCCAGTTTCGCCAATTATCTCAAATTGGGCCATCGACAACAAAAAAATATTTGTGAGTGAATAATGAGCGATTTTCAGATCGTTGACGGGCGTTTTGTGCGCAAATCAAACGGCGATTTCACCATGCTTACAGGCCGCGAAGCCACCAAGCAGCGCGTTAGGTTTCGGCTTTTGACAATGCGCGGCGAATGGTTTCTTGACACGACATTGGGCCCCGATTATCAGCGCAATTTTCTTGCTCAGGAATTTCAGCCCGCAATTGCTTCCCGTGACGCTCGCACCCAGATCGCTCAAGTGCCCGGTGTGCGGGTCGTTAAAGACGTGATCGTCAAGAGAAACACAGATCAGACCGTATCCATGACCGCGAAGTATGTTGATGAATTTGGCCCGACAGAGGTGACAGTATGACGTATGGTGTAATTCCGACAGGCTTTAGCAGGCCACTTGCCTCTGATTGCCTCACTGAGACACAGGCAGACATTGAGGATTCAACCGGAATGGTTGTGCCGATCACGGGTGATACAGACATCGGTATCACGCTTGGTATTTTGGCCGAACGTGAGGCACGGGCCTGGGAAGTGCTTGAAGATGTGTATTATTCCGCTTTCCGTGAAACTGCCGATGATGACGCGTTGGATCACGCTATTGCCCTGATCGGCAAAAGCCGGGTTTTAGCAAGTCACAGTACCGTATCGCTCACGCTTTATAATCGCACAAGCGCCAGCCCTGTCACTGTCGATTCTGGCAGCCAGGCCAGGCAGAGTGCAACGGGTGTGGTTTGGGAGACAACCGCAGCGGCAGAGATCCCAGCATTAACCACCTTGCTCAGCTCTTTGGATATTGACGATATCCTCTGGCAGTCAGGCAACACGATCCGCGTGAATTTCAACAGCACCCCTGTTTTGACTCCTGTTGCAGTGGGAGACGAAATCACGATCACTGGTGCGGCAAACGCGGTCAATAACGGCACTTTTACAATCACAGCTAAAAACGATGGTGCTTATTGGGTTGAATTTCTCAATGCTGATCGCAGCAGCAATGCAGAAGACGAAACCAGCAGCGCAGGCACCGCAGACATTGACGACGTTGAAATATCTGTTTCTGTCAATGCTCAAAGCCTGCTTGCTGGCGCTTACGAAGCCACCGCAGGAACCATAAATACAGTCGTATCCAGCATTTCGGGCTGGGATGGCGTTACAAATGCGCTTTCTGCTCAGGTGGGGGACGAAAAACAGACTGATTCAGAGTTTAAAACAACTGCGGCCCTTGATCTTGTGATCGCTGACGGTTCGACCGTTGACGCTGTTCTGACCAAACTGCTACTTGTTGACGGTGTGACCTATGCCAGCGGCGATTCCATTGACGATTATACCGATCCTAATTGGGGATATTCGTTTGTTGTCGTCGGAGGCCTTGATCAGGATATTTGGGACTGCATTGGCTCCAATATTTGCGGCGCAATCCCCTCTCTTGGCACAGAAGTAGGCACTTGGACAGACAGCAGCGGCAATTCTCACACTGTCAAATTCAGCCGTGCCACTGAGATTAACCCGTATTTAGTGGTAAATCTGACCACTGATGCAAATTATCCTGCCGGTGGAGACGTTTTGGTTAAAGCTGCGCTTGAGGCTGTCGAATACGATTTAGGCGAAGACATTATCAATCACGCTCTTGTCGCAGCCATTTCAACAGCAGGCATTGCTGGTATTTTGACCATTCAGGTTTACCAGGGCACCTCTCCCGCTCCCGTTTCAAGCGCCAACACGACAATCGCAGCGGGCGAAGTGGCAAATATTACAGCCGATCGCATCACGGTCAACAGCTAATGCCAATCACACCGATCACAAACGCGGCTGAATTGGCAGCAAACAGAATCCCTCAGCACCTTTATGAGTCCGATGAGTTCAGAGGCTTTATAGAGGCTTTAGCTGGGCGTTGGCAGAAATTAGAAACCGCTGCCCATGCAGTCAGAGATGCACGTTACCTGGCAAATGCCACAGGCCAAACGCTGACGTATATCGGCAATATGGTTGGGATGCCAAGACCAGCAGGGCCAGAAGATGACGATTTGTACCGGGCCCTGATTTATGCCCAAATTGCCATCAACCGCTCAAATGGCACTTGGCCAGATATTCTCAATATTTTGGGATTGCTCAACGCTTCGGGAATCAAAGCGATTGACCTGCACCCCGCCACCATTCAGATCGAATACACGGGAGCAACCTATCTCGACGGTGACCGGATCAGAACTGTTTTAGAACAGGCTACCGCCCCGATTGCAATCAACCTCACTTGGTATGAATCCGCAGCCTCTGCTTTTGCTTTGGCTGGCATTGGCCCTGGCCTTGGGCTCGGATACGGCGAACTTTCAACAGCTTATTAACGGAGATTAAACATGGTACTTTGGGCTTCGGCAACCGGATCAAATATTTTAACTGGGCTCACTATCACTGATGTGGCCTATGTTTCGCAATACGTTACAAGGTACACATTCAGCGGATCGCCAGATTTTTCAGGAACTGCCGCAGGTTTTCAGCTTACGGCTTCGTCATGCTCAAATGCCTTGAATAACGGCACGTTCACAATTAATTCAGTTAACAATACGCTTAAAACGCTGGATGTCATCAATACCGCTATTTCAGATAATTCTCAAGACGAAACCGGTATAACCGCTTCAGGTATCGTAAAGCAGAACGCAGCGGTCACCCAGGAGCCAACAGCAGCAAAACAGGCCGCTGGATGGCTGGATGGTGAAAGGCCTCCGGCTGGGTGGTTGAATTGGTTGTTTAACAATTCGGGTAAAGTGCAGGTTTCCACCGCTGATATTGGGTATTCCACCATTGCAAGCAGCAGCTATACGGCAATTGGTGGTGAGGGCAAGACTGTCCTGCCCTATACCGGAAGCGCAATTTCTCAAACGCTATCAAGCGGTGGCGGCGAAACGGATATAACCGCGACCTCATTCACCTATACGGCAACTGCCAGCAATCGCGTGCTGCTCGGCTATTCGTTCAGCGCTGATTCTGTGGCTTATGTGAACGCTGACGTTTACCAGCCCTATGCCAACGGGGTTGCAGCAGACGCAGGGTTCAGACAGAACGCAGGCGGTGAGCCTGAAATAGTTTCAGGGCATTTCTTTGACAGTGCAGCAGCCGGCACCGCTGAAACCTTCAAAGTGACAGGTACTCCAAGCGGGAACGATATCACAATCAGCTCGGGCAAGGTTTGGGGCGTTGAGTTCCCGGCAGCCGCCGCCGCAGGCAATTACAACGCAGCAGGAACACTCACAAGCATCAGCACCACATTCGCCAATCTGATCAGCACTGTGGCAATCTCACCCACAAATAACCCCGTTTTGCTGATTGCAAACAGCCGTTTGAAAGTGGGCAATTTTCCCACAAACTACCTGCATGCAAAATTCAATGATGGAACGACAGATTACGGACTTTGGTTGCATGGATTCAACAGCGTAGCTCAAGCCACAAACACCTATGCCTGGCTTACGGGTACCCTGAACGGTTCCACCACATTTGCTCTGCAAGTAAAAACCCAAAGCGGCGACAGTTCAGTTTGGGACAATTTCAGCCTAACAGCAATCGAGATTACCGGCGATAGCAAAAGCGCAGTTCCGGCAGGAACCTGTAGCGTAAGCAGCACTGAGGCGACAGTCACAGATGGCAGCACCCCGCTAAGTCATACGTTTACACCTGGCGCAGACATTGAATACCTCGCTCTGTTCACAGGATATTTAGAGCGTACCGCTGGAACCGGGTACGTGACCCTGAAAGTGAAGGTTGGCGCAACTGAATTGACAGCGCTTCCCGCTGCCCGCGAAACGAGCGCCGACAATAAAACACCGTTTACTATGATGATTCCTACTGGACTGCTGGCCAATGGCGCGTCTGTGACTATAAGCGCAACGGCTTTGACATCGGACGGTTCGACAACGTACACGATCAAATCAGCAGCTCTTTTCCTTGTCGAAGCGCCAAGCCTCACAGCAGACTATGCAGGCGATGCTGCCACAGCTACGATCACCAACGCCAAGCCGGGACGGGTGCGCGTGGATTGGAGCTCAAGCCGTGTCTGTTCTGCTGACGTTGCCCTGAGCTATGCGCTGTATGAGAACGTGAACAGTGGCGGCGACGTGCTTGTCTTTGAGAAAACCCTCACAGCCCCCGGTACAGCCGATCAGGATTGCAGCATTTCATGGCTGCGGCCCACGAATTTAACCCAGGGTGATGACGTGGTTTACACCGTCAAGGCAAAGATGGCGTCAGGTTCTGTCGTGTTCCCTGGTGGGTATTTATCTGCAATGGAGGTTCCGAGCGTATGACCTTGATTGACCCATACATCGGAATCGGTGATCAAACCTATTTAGATGCTGCTCGGTGGCAGTATGGGCAGGGTACAACGCTCTGGCCAAATGCGGGACATGCTTACCAATGGCACTGTCAGAAACCATTAAATCAGCAGAAATATCCCATTGATTTACAGGGCTATTCTGATTCGCGTTACAGCCAGAACTGGCGAATTGTGATGGCCGAGGGCGTAGATAAATATGCTTGGCGTTGGCTGAACACCTACACGATAGACTGGCAGGTTCTGCCAGTTGTATTTGTGGCAACAGATTGGATCTGGGATATTCAGGCGGTCGGTGCTGCGGCTTCAAAATGGGCCCATAATTTGCAGCGCGTCTCGGATTGGTACGGCTCAAAACTGGGCAAGCAATTCAGGGTGTGCAAGCCTCAAGTGATGGCCGATACCCGTTCAGTTCAGCAAGTCTGGCAGATGTACCAGGACAGTAAAACCTATAACGGCATGACATCCCAACAATACCAGGCGGCAAGATACCTGCCTTGGAACACTGTTTTGAACGATTACAAGAACGGCATGCGCCAGCGGGTAAATACCAACGTGATCTATGCCTGCACTCATTTCGCAGGGCCAGAAGCTGACTGGGACTTCGCTGCCGCTGGTGGTGGCTCGTTCCTGTTCGTGAGCAGTTTTGCAACGGTTCACACCCTGCCAGATTTAGCGACAGTCAGTGATACCCGACAGCAGACTTTGGCCTATGCCATTGCTCATGAAATCGGGCATTGTTTCGGGCTTGGACACACTGAGCAGCAATATGCAGCAGATTGGCAGCAGTCAATCATGCAGGCAGCAAGGCCACCCCAAGCAATCCTTTGCGATTACGAAAAGGCCCGGCTTTTGAAGAACCCATTTTTTACCTAAAAGGAGAGTTTACCCATGGCTATTTTTGAAGGATTTTCAGATCTTCCCGAGGCTCAGGCCGTTGCAGTTCAAACCGCTTTAACCCAGGTTGCGAAAACTGTTGAGGATACAGCAGAGAAAGACAAAAAAGATGTCCTTGCCCTTTCAATGGCCTATGATGCGCTTGACCTTTTGATCGGTGCGCCCGGCCCTGTTGATTATGTTGCAAAGCAGATTGTCATTCCACAAATCCCTGCTTTCTTCCGCTGGATTGTGGCACAGCTTCATGAACTGGGAATTTTTGAGCATGGTAAATAGACATATTCCAGGCGTATCTCTGCACTGGCCTGCTGAGACAAAAGCGCAAATTCTGGCCGATCCAGGCCAAGAGATTGTTGACCGCTGGCGCAAAGTCCACATGTCAGCGCCTCTTTTTTGGCGTGATATTGGCTATCACTACATTCTGAACCGTGATAGTGCAGGCAAGTGGACTGTTTATGATGGCCGGTCTGATGCCCTGCCTGGGGCCCACAGTGGAACCAATGATGGGAATGAGTTCCTTGGCATTAATATCGCTTACGGAATGGATGAGACGATCCCAGAAAAGGCTTTTCAGGCCTTGGCAAAATTGATTGCTGAACTATCAAAAGTTTATGGGTTCCCAATCAATCGCCAAACCGTTAAAGGGCATCGTGAGTTTATACCCACTCAATGCCCAGGTAATTCTCTTTTCAACAGATTGAATGAGCTTTGCCAGGTTGCAAGCAGATTGCGTGCCGGTACTGTTCCCCCCGAACAGATAAAGCCAGAACTAAGCAAAAATGAAGAACAAATCTCGCCAGTGCGGATCATGAAAGATGGCAAAGAGCTGCAGGGGGTTCTGATAAATTCTCAGGCTTTTGTCTCTGTCTATGCATTGGGTAAACCGAAATGGGACGCTCAAACTCGCACAGTTACAATAGAATGAGGCTAAATATGTCAGATAAACCCCAAATCATAAATTCAATTCCAGGCGAAGTGTGGGCAGCTGTTGGAGCTGGCGCGACTGGTTTTGTCGCATGGATGGGCACAAAGCTATATAAAACCGCGCTTGAAGATCAGCTGGCTGAAATCAGAAATGAAATTAAGGAGTTGAAAAACTTTCAGGCCCAGCAAGCAGAAATAGCAAAGCGCGAGATCGAAACATTGAAAGCCCAGGTCGCAGATCTTCGGGCCAGTGGAGCAGAGCGCCGAGCTGTTGCTGAGTCACAGCAGCGAATGCTTGAACGAATTTTAGACAGATTGGAGAGAAACGATAAATGACAGCGACCCCATCAGACGATTATATCCCCGCTTCTGAAAGAGACGTTCCCCGCGAACACAGGCGCTATACATGCAACATGGGAGGCGGAACTGAGAAATCTTTTCGCCTCCCCCTCGATGTGAAGGTTCTTGATGTGCAGAACGATACCGACCAGGACTTAACTTTTTACGTCTCTTTTTATGACGGCACCACTGACACTCCGAGCGGATTGCACACACCAGGAACCAGTTCACGCATTGAAACCGTGGCGGCGGGCTCATCGCGCCCAGTTGCCCAGAACACTGAGTTCAATTCAATCCACTTCAAAGCAGGCTCTGCTGCCACTGGCTTGGTCACGCTTCGCCCAGGCGCAGGCCATGAAAATGAGTTTGGCACTTTAGAAGCCCGTGCAATTGCGGCGGTAGTGTAACATGAGCAAAATGTATATTCCAGGACAGGGCTGGGGGGGGTCTGGCGCGAAATCATTTTCTGATTTGTCTGGTCAATTATCAGCGACTCAGGTTCCAGACGCTGAATTGTCAATAGCCAAAACAAATGGGCTTCAAACGGCTCTTGACGGTAAATCAGCGACAACTCATAACCATGACGCAGCTTATTCCGCAATTGGTCACGACCACAGCGGTACATACGCACCTGCGGCTCATTCCCATGCTATATCAGATTCAACAGGCCTTCAAACTGCTTTAGATGGGAAAGCGGCATCAAGTCATGCTCATGCTGTAAGCGATATTACAGCCACCGGAACCCCAAGCAGTAGCACATATCTGCGCGGGGATGGTTCGTGGCAGACTCCGAGCGGTGGCGGCATATCACCTTCACTTATTCGCTGCACAGGAATCAGCGCAAAAGGCGCAACAAACACCAATGTTTTGCAGTTGGCAACCGTTGCTGAAACAGTTGGAACTGGTATTACAGTAACCAGCGACGCGACAAATGGCGGGTATATTACTGTTGCAGCTGATGGTGTTTATGATGTTTCAATTTCTCTGTACAACACAACTGGGAGCCCTCAAAATGTGTTTGTAAAGCGCAATGCGTCACTTGTGAACAATGCCGGTGCAACTGATACGGATTTAATCAGGATTGGGTCAATTGCAACAGGGAATGTAAACGGCGCATCATTGCCTGTTTATCTGACAACTTCTGATAAACTCTATTTCACAGTACCGTTCACTCCTGATAACACCTACCCCCTGTTTAACCAAATGACAATCACGAGGATTAGCTGATGCCAACAATTGAGCAAATTAAAAACGCTGCTGCTGCGCACATTGAGCAAGTTCACGGGTACAAGCAGTACAAACGTGAAAATATTTTAGCGCAGCGCAGCGGATATTCCATAATTGATTTGACCAAAATGAATGCATTTATTGACGCAGTTCGTGCGAAGTCAAACGAGCTTGAAGCGCAAGCAGACGGCCAAGTTGAGCAGTTTGAAACTGTTCTCAGTTGGTATTCAGCGATCACCCCGTAAGCTCTCCTCAAACCCCTTCCCCGATCAGTAATGGTCGGGGTTTTTTGTGATTTTTTGGGGTAAAAATATTTCTACTATTTGCATATAGATATGTGTTGACAAAACTATAAATGTGTTATATCATTAAATTATCGAAGGCGAAAGCCAAGAAAAAGAAAAGGAAATAACTCAAATGAACAATTGGATAGTAACTCAAGACAAAGTTCTCGGAAATGTTTATATTCTTGGAGATGTTCGGATTCATCGCGCTCGTAATCGCTCAGGGTTTGTTGGTACGGTATTAAACGGTTCGCTTGGAACAGGCGATAAATATTTTAAAACCTTGCGCGAAGCAAAAGCATATTACGAATCCTAAATAACAAAAGCCCCGCTGCTACTAACAGCGGGGCTTAGAAATAACTCAGGAGTATTTTACCATGCCAGCTCCCAAAGGAAACCGCCACGCTGCCAAAGAGCAGCCAAAGTCCAAAAATATTCACATTCGTGTCGCTGCAATTACACACGAAGCACTGAGCGATGCTGCTCAAAAGTCTGGGCTTTCACTGACTGATTTTATTCTGTCTGCCTGCCTCGAAAAAATAGCGCGACAGTGAATGTGTCACACCATCGAAGCAACGGATATTCTAAGGTAGAAGATTGCAAGGTCAAGCAGGTCTTTTATTGACTGCCTGTTTTGCTGCGGTTCAAAGTGCAGCCCATTCTTAAGTGATTCAGCTAGGTATTGAGCGGTAGAGGGTCTTCCTTCAATCATCGCATTAAAAATTTCATCACTTCTTTTAGTTCGCATTGCTCACGCCCTTTTCCCTAAAACAGATTGCCGATTAGTCTCCGCATCCTCTGCATATCTCAAAGCATCAGCAATATTTTTTACTGAAGCCCTGATCGTTATTGCAAATGGTTCCATCCCTGATTTAGAAAACCAAAATATGTTTTCTTTTTCATCAATTACCTGAACATATCCAGGTATTTGCAGCGTCCTCCCCGTCTCAGTGCAGACGGCCTTAAATCTTTTCTGGGTCATGGCTTTGCTCCTTTTGCCTGAAATCTTCAACTCTTTTAACCGAAATAACATTTCCATTTTTACCGATCAATGTAGCTATACCTTCATTTGTAAGGCAAAAATAAAGTGTATTTATTGCCATTTCAAGCGCATCAGCATAAGAAAAAAAGCCAAACTCAAGATTAACTCGGTTTATTTTATTAATGCTTTCTTGACTTACACTTAAAATCCCTAAACTTATTTTATCTTTCACTTCCCCTCGATCTCCTTTTCTATATCTTATTCATATCTGCATTGATGCTAGAATCGCTCTGTGCCAGACAGAGCCGCAATTACCGCACTTGAGTAAATCGGCAGCTGCGTCATATTCTTTTGGAATTTTCCGATACTCCATTATTCTCGTATCCAATTTCTTGTCTCTTGAAAATCTTCTATGCAAAACAAATTTTTGTTCTTTACATTGTGGGCATTTGTATTTCACGATTCACCCTCCCCGGTTAAGATTTTGATTGCTTTGTTTTGGGCTGCTACCATTTTATCCAAGGCCCGCCAAAACGATTCCCCCAAGGCTGGCTTGCTGGTTTCGCCAAGCGCAGCCAAAGCGCCGTCAACCCTCGCTTGCAGGGCGTCACGCTCTGCCCTGACCTCTTGAAACCGATTAACAGCCCCATTTGCTCTTTCTGTCTGCCAATCAAGAGAAGCAAGTGCAACACCTAATTGGTTTTGTAATTCTGTTATCTGCTCAGGCGTCATTTTGAAGTGCCTCCAATTCTTTCATGGCTTTGCGCAAATCAGAACGCAAACCAACCGCATCAGCGTCTTTAATGTTTTCCAAAGCCCGCCCAACGCCCTCACGCAGCCTCTCATTCTCTGCCTTCGCCTCGCTCAAAGCCTGGGCCATCTCTCGAAGCAGGGGCAGGGCTTCATTGCGAATTAGAACACCCCTGCTTAATCTGATTAAGCCTTTGCTTGCTTTCTTCTCACGATCTTCAAGCCTTTCGATCCGCTGTTTAAAATCGCTCATTTCAGCTTCTCCTCGATTTGTTTTTTCAAATTAATTAAAGTGGGGATATTTGGGAAAGTCAGCAGCGCGGCGTCTAATATGCCCACTGTGCGCTCTGCCTGCTCGCGAGTCAGGGTGAAGGTGATCAGGGCTCAATTGCTTGCCCTGGATCAGGCTTTTCTTTTGCTCTAAAAGCTCAATTTTTTGTTTAAGAGACTCAATCTCGGCATCAATATTCATGCTATTGCCTCAGAATAAATGCAAGATGAGCAAAGATCTTTTATGACTTCATTTTGCTCTTCAATCAAATCACCACAATCTGAGCAGGACTTCAGTAAAACAAGATGAGCAAAGTCACATTTAAGAGCAATACAAAGTCTGATAATTGAGTCAATTCCCAACAAAGATTCTCCAATTTCAGCCCTATGTATAGTCATTCTTGAAACGCCACTTAACTCAGACAAGGTTGTTTTGCTAAGTTTTTTTTGAGTGCGGACAAACCGTAATTTAAGTCCAATCTGTTTTTTTACTTGAGACAGTAAATTCTCAACATCAATGCTTCTTTTTGTTAAAAGTTCTTTTTTTTCTTTAAGCTGTAGTAGTTGAGATTCTAAGTTTTGGATTTTCAAATCAATATTCACGCTAACCTCCAAGTATTTTAAAAGCTGAATTAAGACGTTTTATTGCATCATCCATTCTGCTGATCGGGATGCCTCTGTTATAAATTTCAGCAGCATATTCAAGCACAGGTAAAATGGTTTCTTTTAACCTTTCATGCTTTTTTCTAAGCAATTCAATTTCTTCGCTTAAGATTTTGTTATCATCCCAAGCCCTGTTTAACTCTTTTTCCATTCCATCCATTTGATCTTTGTGCCATTCCAAAGAATTTTCTTCTGGAGGATCTTCAAAAACTTGTAAATCACTCATTACTCATTCCTTTCCATATTTTCAAGATAAATATCCACACCTATTTTTGCAAGTCTAGCTTTTTCTTCCTCTTTGCGATTATATTCTGATTGAGCCTGCAAATATTCGCCTATCAAAACAGCAACCTTCCTACATGTGCTGTTGTCTAATTTCTTTTTTCCTGTTCTTAAATACCAGATTGCTTGTCTGCTAACCCCCACTTTTTCAGCTACAAACTCATCAGAAAGTCCAAGCAAGTTAAAATAGTGATTCCAATTTAACTGAGAATAATTAAGCGCCATTTTATTTCTCCCATCTTTTTAGTGCTTTATAAACCGTGTTTGGCGGTAATCCCACCAGATCAGCAATCTCCCAATATTTCTTGCCCTCCGATTGAAGTTTTAAAATCTCACATTTCATGCTGTTTGTTTTGCTCAAACACTCAGCCTTTTCCTTTTCTGGCAATATGCGCAAAGTGTTTGAATATGTTTGTCGCTCTACAGCCAAGTCATAAGCAGCCTGTTTTTGAAGCCACCAAAGCGCATTTGTGCTTTTTAAAAATAACTCAATATCGCAGGCTGTTTGTGCGGTGATCGCTTTCTTACCCTGAATGATTTGATTGATTGTTTTTGCTGGGCGGCCAATCATAAGAGCAAAATCTTTTTGTGTTATTCCAGCAGATTCAAGCGTCCGTTCAAGAATTTTCCCAGGATGTTCAGGGATACCAATGGTGATCTCAGGTTGTTGAAGCATTTAGTTTGTCCTCAAATTCATAAACCTGCTGACGGATTAACGCAAGAGCCCGCAAAGCTGTTTGGTAAT